CGCGCCGCCCACGGCGCGGTTGTGCTCGGGGCTGCGATAGGCGGAGCGGACGATCAGCGGCTTGCCGAGGCGGTTGCGCAGGGACTGCAGCTTGTCCATCGCCTCGGTGTTGATCCTGATCGCGCCGGTGCCGCGGCAGGCGATCTCGGCGGGCGAGAAGCTGGGCCAGCGCCAGTCAGATTCGGGCACGTCGCGGTAATGGGCAAAGGTGGTGGTGGTCATGGCTGTCTCCTGACAAACAAAAACCCGCCCCGCGCGGCACTGCCGCGCAGACGTGACAAACTGGCGGGCATTGCCTGCCGGGGGCGGGTCGGTTTCATGGGGTCTGGTGAATGGGGGCGTGACCGGAGCGACCGCTCAGTCGGTGTGGCCGCGCTGGAAGGCTTCGAACATCAGATCCCGCATGGCGCGGATGTCGGTCTCGATCCGCTCCAGCCGGTCGGCGTCGCCCTTGCGATCCTCGGCGCGCTGGCGATCCACGCGCTCGCGCTCGGCCAGCAGTTCGCGTTCAAGCCGTGCCAGCATCGCGTCATTGGTGAAGGCGCGGCGCGTGACGGCGGCGAGGAGGGCGATGAAGCCGCCGATCAGGGCGGTGATCGCGGCGGTGAGGCCATTGTCGCGGAAGGCCTGTCCAGCCTCATGCAAGATCGTGCTGCGTTCGTTCAATGCGCGCTCCTTGGGTGGTCGTTCATGTCGCGGCTTACGCCCGCGCTGCCCCGCGCCTCAGGCGATCGCATACTTGGTCGCCATCGCATCGCGCGCAGCGGCGAACACCGCCGCGTTTGGCGCAAGGTGCAGCGCGCGGTCGAAGTAAAGCGCATCGCCCATCAGGCCCTGCATCGCGTTGGTGCCACCGCCAAAGCCCACGACCAGCCTTGCATCCGGATCGGCCTCGACATCGAAGGCGCCCGTGTGGGTGTATTCGGGGGACCAGGTAAGATCGGTGAACAGGATCGAGGATTTCCTTGTGGCGTAATCGAAAGACACGCCGACAATCCCGCGCGTGTTCACCGCCAGCACCGTTCCCGGTTCTGACTGCGCAAAAACGCCGCTGGTGTTGGACGTATGAAAGCGCATGGTGGTGGCACTGTGCCACCAGAACTTGTTGAAGCCGTTTAGCGCACCCTCTTCCAGAGTAGTCAGGCCACCGATCACCGTAGGGTAGACGGCAAAGAGCCAGGTAAAGCTGTTCTTCGCGGAATAATTCGGCAGGCGGAACTGGTGAAGGGTATTGTTCATGTCCCATGCGGGCTGCCCGTTCATGTTGGCCGAAACGGTGGTGCCCGCAAGCGGATCGCCATCACGCGGGATATAGACCGCGCCGGATTTGCGATCCGCGCCGGGGCTGGCCGGGTCGATAAAATATGTCAGCCCCGGCAGTGCCGCGATGGCGCGTTCATAATCGGTGAAGGTGATCAGCGGCGCGCCGGGGATGATCAGGGATGCCGTGTCGGGAACGGTCTGCACAAGCATGGGGATTACTCCTGTTGGTTACGGTCTGGGCGTGAAATCGTCCACGCCCTCGATAAAGCGATCATGGCAAAGCCAGTTCTGCATCGGCAGGCCCTGGGTGCTGATATCCGGGCAACTGTCGCGGATCGATGTGCGGCTGCCGCCGGTCGGCCCGTAATCGTCAAGCACGGTCTGATGCAGGCCGACGCCAAGGATGCCGCGCACCGCGCCGCCAAGAACACCCGGATCGCCATCAAGCGTGACGGTGATGCTGCGCGCGGCCACGCTGACCGATGCGATGCTGCGCGGGGTCGCGGTATTGTCCCACCACTGGAAGCCAAGGTTGCCGGGATCGGTTACCTGCACGGTATCCACCACCAGGTTCGATCCGTCGCCCCCGCTGACCCCGAGCGTGATCACCGCGCCGCTGCGGCTGTAGCTTGAGACGTGCATCCAACCACCGCGTCCGTCGCATCCTGCAGGTCGTCGTAGATCACCGCCTGCGCCGAGGCCCATGAAGATTCCACACGCGCCCATGAGGCGCTTGCGCTCAGCGAAACGCGGTCCCAGACCTCCACCGCCACGTCCTTCAGCAAGCTCATGGCTTTTCCGAAACCGCCCGCGCCAGAGACGAGGCGGGTGAACTGATAAACAAGCTCGCCAGCCCCGACGATGAGGGCCCCGATCCCGGTACGGATGCGCCCGCGCGCCTTGCGCACGTGCCATGGGGGTCTCCTGGTGTTGGGGGTGTCAGGTATGTTGGGAATTCAGGCCAAGGGGCCGGTAGTGGTGTAATGCAAGACGATGGTGATCACCGCAGCTTTGAGGGCCGCCGCGCCCTCGATGGGCAGGTCGACCGAGGCCGGGGCTTCCGGTTCGACCCAGTCGCAGAGGCCGCCAAGTGTGCGGTCGGCCTCCAGCGCAGTGCCGATGCTGGCGATCAGATCATCGAAGGCGCTGGCCCGGCCGGTGCCCGCCTGGACAACAACCTCCAGCTCGGCCCGGTGCTGATAATGGTAGCGCAAGGGCGACAGCGTGACCTCTGGCTCTCCGGGTAGGCCGTCGCGCAGGATGATCAGCCCCGCTGCCGGGATCCGCTCGGGAAGCACCTCGTCACGCAAGGTGAGGGCGGCAAGTGGCTGCAGCCGCGCGTGCAGCGCGGCGAGGACGAGTTCGCGGATGGTGGGCATCACATCTCACAGGTGTCCGCACCCTGTTGACAGATGCGGCATGACGCGCTATCTTCACAAGTGTTCGCACCTTGTGGAGATTCGCGATGGTTTCCGAAAATACGACCCGGGTTTCATTCCGGCTGAAGAACGACATCCACGATCTGATTCAGAAGCTTTCTGCCGATGCAGGCATTGATCCATCCGCGTTCATGCAACGCGCTCTCGAACGGGCGGTCTATGCGCATCTTCCACCTGAGCGTCAAAAGGAACTGGATGATACCGAAGCGCTCTATGCGGTAGCACAACAAAAGGCCCGCGAGGTTTTCAATTCCGGTCGGTTCGATGAACACTTTACGCTGACTGTGTTTGGCGAGTTGATGACCGATCCGAAGGCCCGCGCGCTTTATGAGGAGGTCATCGGTGCTGACGCCTATACCGATGGCGCTCCCAAGAAGACGCCACTGAACATGTATCTTGGCTGGTACATCAAGAACGCAATCGATGCTGAGCCATTGCTGGACGATGCCGGGAAGCCGCGAAGGGCATTCGTCAAGGGTCAGCCCATTAAGAGCTACACGCTCTTGAAGTCGGCGAAATCCGCCTCGTCGGGCAGCGCTGCGTCACGCATTTCGAGGAACTGAACCATGGCCGACCACAAGAAAGTTCTCGCATCGATTGCTGCTGCGACCGATCCGGAGAAACTTCGGACCCTTCGCGAAAACGCACGACGACTTGGAGTTCCCGAGGTGGATGAGGCGGCCTTCAGAAGGTTGGTCGAAATCCTGCCCGAAGAGACGCCCGGCAGCATCGAGCACGACTTCTGGAAAACCATCCATGCCTTCGAAGAGATCCTGCGAGATGAACGCGGCAAGACAGTGAGGCTTTCGCGCACTCGGCAAAAGATCGACCGGGTCGGTGTGATGCGGACACTGATCGATTTTGCAGTGAGCAAGGCACCAACGGACGGTTTCAACATGCTGATTGAGCGCGGATTGCCGGAACTCACCGGAGAAGCACTTGTTCTCAAACACAGCGGCCACTTTGAAACTGCGGTGTTGGAAGCAGCTAAGTCCAGATTGGAAGGTGCCGGGGTTGATACATCGAAGCTGTGGCCTCAGTCCTGAAAGCTTAGGCATCGACTGGTTTTAGGGCGTTTTCCAATTCGCCACGATCAGCCCCGGCACGCCGTCCACCGCGCGTTCAGCATCCCGCGCCAGATCGAGCCGCTTGCGCAGTTTGACCTGCGGCACCAGCAGGAAGATCGGCACTGTGGTCAGCCCGCGCTCCGTCTTCGATCTGGACGCCACCGCGCGACCCTTGGTATTCAGCCGCCCCTCGGCCACCAGCAAGCTCGGCCCGCGGCGGCGAAAGACAAAGCGCAGCCGCAACCCCGTGCGGCGTTCCCATTCGCCGGGGGTGATACGACCGCCGCGAGTCGATTTCCCGGCAGCCGGAGTGGGGATCGCCAGCCAGAACCCATTCCTTGAGCGGATCAGCGGACCGGTATCATGCGCGCCGATGATCACCGGGGCCTTGGACCAGACCAGCGCCGCCGCGTTCAGACTGTCGCCGGATTTCGGGAAGCTGGCGAGGCGGATGGAGTTGCCCAGTCGCGTGCCAAGCCCCGCGCCGGTGATCTGGCCGCGCCAGGCGGATTTCAGGGAGGTGCCTGCCTCGCGCATGGCGGCTGAGACGGCCTTTTCACCGGCGGCGATTTCCGCCTGCATCAAGGCGACGAGGTCGGGGTGTATCTGAACTTTCAGTTTCATGATGGCCGCAGGTCCAGTGACCAGATCAGGCGTTCGCGGTCACGGGTGGGTTCGCCCTGAATGGTGAAGCTGTCGGTGCCGATCACGATCAGATCGCCGGGGCGGAGGTCTGGCAGGTCGGACAGGCGGACGTCCACCATCATGGTGTCGCTGACAAAGCGCCCAGCGCCGAATTCGGTGATGCGATCCGGGGCGCGGCGGATGACGCGGATCGGGCGTTCCTCGGAGGTGGTGGCCGAGATCCACAGCGCCGCCACCGCCATCGACGGATGTGCGAAGATGCGGTCCATGGCGGCAGTAAAGGCGGTCATGGCGCGTCAGTTCGAGCTGTGCAGGCGGATCGCGATGCGCGGCCGCTTGTTGACCGGCAGGATCGAGGCCTCCGTCATCAGGTCGATCCAGCGGCCTTTCTCGTCGAGGTGCTGACGGGCATAGAGCGGCAGGCCGAGGGTGTTGGCCGCCTCCAGCAGGTTTGCGGGGCCGCCATAGGTGGTGAACGTGTCCATGGTGCCAAGCGGGAACGCGATGCCTTCGCTGGCCGGGATCAGGCGTTCGGTGGCCTTGGTGGACAGAGTGACGGTGCCCGCGTATTCCTCGAAGACGATGCCTGCGAACCCGAACTACACCCGCGAAGTGATCACCCTGCTGATCGGCATGCCCTACCCGGTCGGCTCGGTGCTGGGGAAGATCACCGCCAGCGGCAAATACACCCTGTCGCCCGCGACCGGAACGGACGGTTCGCAGACGGCGACGGCCGTGCTGCTCTATGCCGTCGATGCCACGCTGGCGGATGCCACCGGCATCGTCGTCGCCCGTGGCCCTTCCATCGTCTCGCGCGCAGGGCTCGCCTACGAGGCCACCGTCGATGACGGCACCAAGATCACCGCCAAACTCACCCAGCTGGCCGCCGTCGGCATCATCGCCCGCGACGGCGTCTGAAGCGCAACCTCTGACGCTTGACGCCGCCAGCCCTTCCCCCTTCATCGCCCGGAGCACCCCATGACCCTTGTTCGCAATCCCTTTGACGCTGGCGGCTACTCGCTGGCCGAGATGACGCAGGCCATCAATATCCTGCCCAACCTCTACACCCGCCTTGGCCAGATCGGTCTGTTCCGCTTCGAGGGCGTCAGCCAGCGCTCGGTGATCATCGAGCAGTTCGAGGGCGTGCTGAACCTGCTGCCTTCGGTGCCCCTCGGCGGTCCTGCCACCGTCGACACCCGCGAAAGCCGCTCGATGCGGTCCTTCGCCCTGCCGTGGATCCCGCATGACGACGCGATCCTGCCGGGCGACATTCAGGGCCAGCCCGCGCTGGGCGTTTTCGACGGCGCCGATCCGCTGGTCGAGGTGATGAACCGCAAGCTGCAGCTGATGCGCCGCAAGCATGCCCAGACCCGCGAATACATGGAGATGAATGCGCTCCGCGGCATCGTGAAGGATGGGGCCGGGACCACCCTCTACAATTACTTCACCGAATTCGGCCTGGCGCAGATCTCGGTGGACTTCCTGCTCGGCACTGCGGGGACCAACGTGCAGGGCAAGGTCCGCGAGGTGCTGCGGTCGATGGAGGACAACCTCCTCGGCGAAAGCATGACCGACGTCCATGCTCTCGTCAGCCGCGAGTTCTTCGACAAGCTGATCGCGCATCCCAAGACCGAGGAGGCGTACAAGTTCTATGCCGCCACCGGCGCCCAGCCCCTGCGCCAGGACGTGCGCCGCAACTTCCCCTTGACCTCATATTTGAGGACATCGCCCGTGCTGGGCGGTTCCGTCAGGACGGGCATTGGTCAGTCTCCATGGTTTTGGGGTGGGGAAGGTGGGAGTGGCGCCGGTTCAGCGCTTGGCGTCGGTCGCAGCCTTCCTGGCGGCAGCAATGATCGGGCTGTCTTTTGCGGCGGCTGCGGCCGGGGCGGTGGCGATGATGCCCGCCGCATCGCTGCGGGCGGCGAGATCGGCGAGCACGCGGGCGCGCAGGGCTTCGGGTTTGAGCCCCTTGGTGACGGCGTCGGCGGCGTCGATGGTCACGCCAAGGCGCGCTGCCTGCGCACAGACCTGCGCCACCTCGGCGGCTTCGGCGCGAATGGCGTCGGCGGTCATTGTGGTTGTGTCGGGCGTCGGCATTGCGGCTGCGGGGGACGACGAGGGCGTCGTCGGTATGACTGATGCCGTGGTCGTGCCGGGATCAGTGGCGGCAATCGGCGCCGGGTTCGAGGTGTCGGTGGGCGTGGTGGTCATCTGTGGACCCTTTCTGCTGGGGGAGGTTGTGCCGCTGGGTGCGGCAGCGAAAGCGCGGAACGCCGTGACGGGGTCGGCGAGATCGTCGGCCAGACCTGCGGCGATGGCATCGGCCCCGCGAAACACGGCCGCTTCCGTGGCCAGCGCTGCGGCCTGTGTCAGGCGATCCCCGCGACCGGCGGCGACGGTTTCCGCAAACAGGAACCGCACCACCTCCAACTCGCGCTGCATCTGGTCGTGCACAACCTCAGGCAGCGGCTGATAGGGATTGGCGTCGACCTTGCGCCTTTCCGCGGCCAGGGGCGTAATGGAACAGCACGATGGGCGGTCCGGCGCCGCCATGGCCGCGATCATCGGACACGACGGCCCAGAAGAAGCCGCTCTTGGTGGTCTTGCGGCCCGGGTCCAGCACTGGCGCGCGGGTCTCATCCACGAAGATACGGTCCGCGCCGCGCAGATGAGCCTTCATGTGATGGATGATCGGCATCAGGTGGAAGCACGCGCGGCCGACCCAGTTGCCCAGTGTGCCACGATCGAGATGGATGCCCTGCCGCTTGAAGATCTTGGCCTGCCGATAGAACGGCAGATGATCACCGAATTTCGAGACGATGATCCAGGCGATGAAGAGTTCCGTGGGCAGACCGCCGGGCACGACATGTTCAGGCGCATGCGCTTGCGCCACGGCCTGCGAGCAGCGGCGGCAGGCATATTTCGGGCGCCGCGTGACCAGCACCCGGAACTGGGCCGGAATCACGTCGAGCCGCTCAGAGACGTCTTCCCCGATCTTCGCCATCTCGCCACAGCCGCAGGGGCAGAGCGTGCTGGCGGGCTCGATCACCCGTTCGACCCGGGGCAGATGCGACGGCAGATGCCCGCGGTTGCGCTTTGGCTTGCGGGGTGTTTCCCCACGCGCCCGTTGCATTGCCGCTTCGGCCTTCT